TGCAAGTGTTGCCATGTTTAGCGGCCACGACCTGCAGACTTCTTCACGGGGATCGCGATGGTTACAGCAAAGCCGGACATTTTCTTAGCCGCTCCGCCTTTTTTCATCGTCGCAATTTTGCCAGTAGGCTTAGGCAAAGGTGGAGGTGCTGAACCACGTGCTGGCAAATTAGCCACACCAGATTCAGACATCACGCTGCCGCCTGACTTATATTTTTGAATTACACTTTTGCCCTTGGCCTTGGCTATGGACTCACCCATCCCCATTGCCAAGCGCTTGTGCATGTTAATGCCTTCATCAGCCATTTTGAGCTCCTAGAGTTTGTTGAATTAGATTCTGCGCTTCTATAGCAGTTTTAACCTGCTCATGTTGTAAGTTAGCGGCATCGCGCGTAAGGTCCGCTGACTTAATTCTCTCGTGTGTGAGATTATTCTCTGTGTTCTTAGCCATATCAGCTTGCAGCTTTTGTGTTGCGATTTGCGTTGTTTGTTGCATTTTCGCAGCTTCAAGTTGCATCTCAGCTTGATCCTTAGTAGCGCGCCTTTGCGTTTCTGCCATGCTAGTCTGCACAAATGCTTGTGTAGCAGGATCCATAGGCGGTTGGCCAGACAATTGCTTAAGCGCTGCAATTGCTTTCTCAATGATAGGCGGCAATGCTTGGAATGTTTGACCTGTATCTTGGTGCACGTGTTGCGCAACAGCGGCTACCAACTGATCAGCACCTTGTGGCAATGTTTGCTCTTTCAACACATTAAACGGTCTATTTAATGCAGCCGAGCTGTAAGAATCTACTTGGTTTAGATACCACAATGTTAAGTGTTGCTTTAAGTGCTCTAAGCACAAAGGAATAAATGCCGGCGCCATAATAGGGTTTGCACCATACATAGGATCCTGCAAATAATCTAAGTGCACTTGTATGTGCGCCAAATGATCTTGTCTTGGGAATGCACCAGCATGCTTACCAAAAGTCATTGCCACATTTTCCAATGCAGGATTCATTTCCTTCACCTCATTCGGATCAGGCAGAACTTCGTTAATGTCAGGCAATTTAATTTGCTTAAGAATTCGCTTCTCAACAGCAAGTCGGTTATACAAATCAGGGTTTGCTTGTGCTCGTGCAGCTAAAGTCTGAATTTGTGCATACCGCTGTGTTTCAGCAAAAATATGCGGATCAGATACTGGCACAATATCAGAGTTCTTAGCAAAGTCTTCTTTAGTGACTTCCAAGTCCTCGACCATGTCGCCTTTTACTTGCTCATCCAAATACCAGTTATTTAATCGAGCAATAACCTTCAATACTCTGCGTTGTGAATCATGCAACCTTGCATGCACAGCGCTAAATACCGCGGCACCTTGCTCAATCAAAGCCTGTGTAGTACCTACAGGCGCATTTGATGTGATGTCAGCAATCTTCTCTTCGCTTGTGGTGACCACGCCCTTAGCGGCATTGGATAACCAACCTAGCAATTCAAGCAGCACAGGAGAGGGCTGGTTAAATGGCAATGGCATGGCAATCTTGCGAATATCATCAATACCCGGAGCACCTTCAATCTCACTTACCTGTGTAGGCTCAATCGTAAGTGATTGGCCTGACATCTTAGCGCCTTTGAGCTTAAGCATTGTGGGCGCCGTCGTAATGTGCGCGGAATCCAGTAACGCTCGTAATGCTCCGGTAAGAGCCGCAGATAAACCACCAATAAGATGCGGTAAACCGATTGCATAAGCGCCTCGCCAAGGTATAAACTTAAACTCAATAAGCCAATCCAGCTTGGTCATGGTTTTATCACCATCGGACCAGTTGCGGTACAAGCCAACAACCTCGGTTGTTAAGTCATCCACCATCAAGATATACGGTGCACGCTTACCGTCAGAGTAGTTGTCATCATCCAACGACAGCCAAGTGTAGATGTGATACACACTACGAACACCATCCACATTATCTGCTTGGCTCTTACGTCCTTCAATCTTGTTATTGGCTTTTTCAGCTTTAGATTCTTCAGGCTCCATGGAAGCCCGAACAATGTCAATGTCGATATACAAGCCGCTATCAACACGCTCTTCAAAAGTCTCTTGTGTAATGTCTTGCACTTCAGTCACACGACCGGCTGTATAAAAATTCACAGCTGCAAAAGGCAAATACACATTGTCAATTGGCACAAACTCAGCGCAAGGTCTACGCTTCTGGTCGTCATACCAGATCTTCATGTATTGACTACCGCCAAGAGGCAACTGAGTCAACAGCTGCTCTTCTTCATCACGATACTCTTCAATCTGCTCTGTCAACTGCCAGTTCATGTAGTCGCGCTTACGCTCAGCACGCTCGACTTTCTCATCTGTCGTCTCGCCAATAATCTTGGTTTTAACAGGGCCGTCAGCAGGAAATAGCTCTTTAATTGCACGAGCCGAGAAGTCAACACAAGCTTCTGCCATTACAGGATGCACAACCTTACTTGCGCCTGTAAATTGTGCGCCACCCGGAGCATCATGGCCTAAGCCAGTACGACGCAGACCTTCTTCATACTGCTTATCGCGCTCTTCACGAGCTTCCTTGTCTTTCTCAATCAGCTCTACGTATTTGTGCGCTAATTTGCTAAGATCATAGCTAGACAGTACATCAGCTAAGTTCTCGTAAAAGTCAGGCTCCCCATCAGGACCTTTGGAATCATCTTCCATTCTTACGATTGCCGAGCCATCCGGCATTTCTTCAACGTCTGGAGTCTCATCTTCCATCTCGTCGAACATTGTAAGTGCAGAGGGACCAGCTGCTTCAGCCTCCTCATCAGTCATAGGCTCGATAAAGCGATCGAAGTCAGGTGGGATTGGCATTTGCGTCGCCATAGATTATTTTCTCCGCATCATAAGTTCATACCGCATTTGGTCTGTAGTCGGATTTTGCTGGACTATACCACCATCTGCAAAACTTCCAAACTTTTTTGACTCCAATATTTCCATTGCCGGATTGACAATTTCGTTAAACAAGTTGCTTTCTGTCACAGTAGGTGCCGATGTAGGAGCATTGCTTAAGCGCATATCGTGACGACCAAGACCCTTTTGTGCATAGAATTTCTGTAAAAGCATAGGCGAAGCTGAGCCTATGACATCGCCAAAAGTACCTCCGGCATCCAAATATTGACCGACAACAGGGTTGTCTTTTAGCGCTTGTAAAGGTTTTGATCTTTGCAATTCATATCGAGCGGCATCATACGCACGACGATCAAGTGTCTGATTCGGCTTGTCAGTTGCAAAAAAGTTATATGAGCTAGTAACGCCTTCCTGTCGATTAGGCGGCGTACCAATCATTGTCTTAATCTCATTAGGCGTCGTAGCCGTACGACGGCCACCATAATTGCTCATCCAATACTGCAGATCCGCATCGCTAGGTCTAATTCTAAATTCAGGCTCAAGAAGACCTAAATTCGCAGCATTAGGGTGTGTATGAAAGTCGACAAGACCCGACTGGCCTAAGTTCTGTTTCGCTTTTGCAATATCAGCTTTGCTGGGAATGACACTGATCTCTTTACCTTGTACAACTTGACTTGGCCCACCCATACGAGTTGAGCCAATAACTGAGTGCTCTAAGCCGGTGTTAAAAGTTCTTAACAGCGCTTCTCGAATTGATTGAAACTGCTCTGGCGCTTCTCTTGCAACTAGCTTTAGCAAAGATGACATGTTGCCGGCTTGTGCTTCAGTAGGGGCGCCTGCAAGAATAGCAGTAGCTAGCGTTTTGCCGACTTTACCAAACGGCGCTATTGTCAGAGCTAAATCAAGAGCATCTTGAGGCACTAAACTTGCATTAAGCTTATCACCGATGTCAGACTTTTGGCGTCTTTTCCCTGCACTAGGGTAAATACCAAATGCTGCTTGTTCATCTGCCTCTACAGAGCCACCTTTTTTGTAGCCACGAACTGGACCGCCATTGGCGTAATCGTCCATGCCTTGGTATCTCTCAATCAGGCTTTCAAGCTCAACTTCTAAAGCGGTTAATAGCTCAGGTGACCATTCATATCCTGTTGTAGCCATGCCTAAAATGTCTTCAAATGCCATCTCGCCATTACGACGCAATGCACGTAAATGCTGTCTAATTAGGCGAACAGCAGCACGAGCATTAGGCGTCTCTGTATAGTAGCCTTCCTCAAGCAAGTTTGCAATCTCTTCAGCAGTATCACGCATGTCATCAGCTCTGGCAACATTAGCATCTACATCACCAAAGCCGCGATCGCGAACAATCATTGCCAATCTAGCACGTTGTTCAGGCGTAAGATCATCAAGCCCGCCAATTTGGTCATCAGTCACAAGCATTGCTAAGTCAGCATTTGAATAATTAGCAGGGTCAAAGTCTTCATCACGAATAGCAGCACGAATAATGTCAGTAAAATTGTTATACAGCTCGTTATCTGTCATTAAAGGGCCGTCAGGAGTTGCAACCCAGTTAGTGGCTCGATGCTCAAGCTCATCAGCAACTAATCGAAGAGTAGAACTACGTACGTCGCTTGCTCTAAGCGTAAAGTCGCCAAGAGAAGAACCTACATCCATCACATCTTCAAGAAACTCTCTAGCATTACGAGGATCACGCAGTATGTTAGCAATTCGCCGATAATCAGCAGCTGTCTCAATAGGGTCATCTACGCTAAAGTCAATAAGCATGTCCGTAATTTGTGGCACACGATCAATAATTGCTTGCTGCTGTCGTGTGATTGCGCGAGGAGCAGGAGCCGGCGCTTGTTGAGGCTGAACATTTGCATATTGCGCAGATATTTGATCAGCCAACCCGTTTAATGCAACATCAAGAGTACCGAATGTTACATCATCTGCAGCCGCACGTCCAGCAGCTTCACGCAATGCAACAACAAATCTACCTGGGTTATCTGCAGGCCTGATGCCTTGGACTTCAGTAATATCGCGAATAGCATTTCGCATTTGAGTGCCTACTCTTCGACCCCACAGCTCAGCAACGTCTGCTATTTCGTTTTGAATTACACGTGTGTAATCGACCGGCGCTGAAGGCACGCCATTCGGATTCAGTGCTCTAAGTTGCGCATCAGCCTGCATACCTTGCAGAATATGGTTTAGGTTCAATGCTGTACGCTGTGCCGCACGCCCACGCTCTATGTCAGGCAAACCACGTAATATCTCGTGATCAAATGTGCCATCATTTAATGCTTGAACAGTGTCACGCAACTCAGGTATATCCGCGCCTGCTTCGTTTGAAAGACGTATTGCAAAGTCTGCTGGGCTAAACTCAATGTAGTTAGCACGCTCATTAAGCTGTCGAATTGCAGTGTTTCGTGTCTGCTCTGACAAAGAATGCCAATGCGGATTACCTGCAAACGGATCCATTGCAGATGCCGTGGCTCTTAAATCCTCTGGGTTTAACTCAGGATTGTCAAGCATCTCTCGAATCTCTTGCACCCGTAGACGCTCAAGTCGCTCTGCCACAGCACCTTCAGGCTCATTTCGTAAATACGGTAGAAAGTTACTAATTGTTTCAATAACGTTTTCCATCGCCAATGCAGCTGCTCTATGCTGATCACCGCCTGTTCTAAGATTTGGGAGTTGAGCAGTAAGGTCGTCACTAAAACCTTGTAATGCTCGACCAAAGTTAGCCGGATCACCTTCTTCTATCAGCATCCCATCAAGATTGTTTTCTCGCAATAAAATTGGGTACGTGGCTACAAAAATATCAGCAGCGCCGTTGTTGCCAGTATCACGAAGTCTTTGCAATTGGCGATTAAGAACAGTATCAACAGCTCGACCTATACCTTGCATTTGATCTTGAGTAGCAGGTATAAATTCTTCAGCAGCTTGTGTAGGAGGACCATAAAGGTTCTCAATCTGATTAGCATACGATTGCAACAAATCTCGTGCATTCGCATCAAGCACCATATCTGCAGCTTGACGAACCATAGATGCAAATTCTTCAGGCTCATCGCGACTATTTATATACTGACCAATGCCTTGGACATGATCACGAACAATTTCATAGTTTCGATCATCTAATCTAATCCTTGCACCACTAAGGAATGCATCCCTAAGTTCTTCAGGGTCGATGTCGTTACCACGAGGCACAATGTTTTGCGGCTGTTGCGCAGGCGTAGGTCGTTGAAGATCTTGCAAAGCATACTCAATGGCATTATGAAAATCGCTTAATCGAGATGCAGCAGCTCGTTCATATTCACCTTGCATCTCTAACAACTCAATTTGCTGACCAAGCTCTCTTAACAGTGCCTGTAAACGCTCAACAGGTATGTTAAAGAATCGATCGTTGTAAACATAGCTATTCATTAACGGCGTTAAAACGTCGCTGACTAAAGGCGTCAACCCTGCCACACCGTCACGATCCATTTCAGAATAAATCTGTGAAGTCTGATCGCTTAAATAGTTACGAATGCGATCAACATTTACAGGAGCAGGTTGTTGTGCAGGCGCATTAGCTGCATGAGTGACATCAGGCTCCCAATCTTGCATGTACGCACTTTCCATACGATCGGCTAAGTCGCTTAACGCAATTTCAACAGTGCCTAGATCAGCATCATCAGCAGCTACACGAAGTGATGTGATAAACCGATCTGTATCTGTTTGAGGATCAAAACCTTCTTGCTCAATGATCCTACGAACCTCAGCTCTCATCACGTTAGCTACTTCCTCACCCATTAGTCGCTCAGTATCCATGAATGCGTCATGCGCCATTCGTAAATACTGAACACGTCCGTTCTGCCCAACGGCATGCGGCGTTTGAACTGCATCAGCAGCTACTCGTAACCTTGCATATTCAGCTGTCTGATCTAAAGTCTGCATCAGATCAATAATGCCTTGAGAAATTATTTGGTATGACGGTCGAGCACTGTTACCATACTGACCTTCTAAAGTCATAAGTTCCTGAATCGTCATGTCTAAAGCAGTCACAGGATCGTAGTCGCGCATCCTCTCATTAAACTGCGCCCTAATATCAGCAAAAGTGTCTTCTGATCTTTGGAATCGATCAGAGATTTCTTCTTCTTCAAATAATCGTCTTTGTGCTTCAAGCACATTGTCAAACGCACCTGACACGCTGCTTGTCACAAATGATTCTAAACTTCTACTAGGACGTTGATCAGCAACTGCAAGAACAGCAGCTTGTTGTGGTGCATTTGACGGAAGATTGGCGACAAAATCCTGCAAATCAGTCTTGGTAACAAAACGAGGCAATGAACTCACGTCAAATGATCTAAACTCAGAAGTAGTTACGTTTGCAGCTTGAGCCAATGTGCTTGAATTCACACGTTCTCGATCGTAAACACCTAAGTTTCTTTCTAAGTTACTGCTTGTACTTACAATTTGATCTGATCTAGAATTAAGGTAGTCTTTAATGCCGTCAACATACTGCGGCTGTACAAACTGATTTCCGCGACCAGATGCAAAGCCAACTTGAAACTTGTTAGGCGATACTTTCTCGAACTGGAATATGGCAGCAGGAACGCCTGTTGCCATATCCCTAAAGCTAATCATCTGATCGCCTTTTTTGACCGCGTTAATAAACGTCATCCGAGGGCTTGTAGCTTTAGGATTGCGCTCGCCTGTAAGAATATTGTAAATCGGCTCATATTGACGATTTCCAGTACCGGGGTGCCAATAGTTCGGCGTATCAACAGCACTGCCACCTTCACCAATACAAACATCTAACGCAATCGTATCTTCACTTACCAACCTGCCAACTTCTTCCGGCTTAAACTTGTTAGTGATTTCTAATGCGCCAACGTTTCTGTACGTCTTATCTAGTGGGATGTACTTGTTCGTAGTATCTAAGAACTTATCATTAACATCACTTACATATTTAGCCGTCTGCTCTTTAGCAATTCTTTCACTGGCAATACGCTTTTCAGCAGTCTGTCGTATGTAGTTCTCGACAGTCATCTTTGGCACTTTGTCAAGAGGAATCGCGCCAGACATCACATCGTTGTAAAAGTTCTTAGCAAGCTCATCAAATCCAAGATTCTTTAGCTGGTTTACTGATGCTGTGTACACACGCTCATCATCAGGTGTTCGCATTAGTGACGGATAGAACTGTTGCTCTCTGAATTCAAGCCCTTCTTTTAAGTTCTTTGCTGTAGGTGCGCTAATCGCGATATCTGTAGCTCGTTCGTATGCAGAACCGAGATTTAGATTGTCGTATTTTTGCTGTTGTTTGGCAAGCGCAGTAGCAGCTTTAGCAGCTTCACGTGAAGCCTGAGCAAATGGCTCATACCTGCCCATGTTCATGCCTTCTGCCACTAAACCAGTATTTGGATCAACTGCACCGTAACCTTGCTCAAGAGCAGCGGCTTGTTGCTCACGTTTCTTTCTTTCAGCAGCAGCTGAAGCAGCAGTTAGTTCTTGTAGCTTAGTTTCGGCTTCAAGTCTGGCTAAATCAGTTGCTGTTTTAGCTGGCATACCAGCTTCTGTTCGTTTAGCCTCAAGATTTTGAGTACTAAACTGAGAAGATTCCAAAACGTCTTCAGGTTTGGCAAATGTGAAACCTTGGCTTGCTAATTTAGCAGCAGGTTCATCAGGTGTGCCAACTTTTTCGTTAATGTAGTTGGTAAACTGCGACTGAAGCCACTGACTTGCAGCATCGTGTCGAGCGGCAACTTCATCAGGCGATGGCAAATTGTATTGAGCTCTGTACTGAATACCTTCAGGAGTTTGTAAGAACTGATAGTACAAGTCTAAAGTATTTGGCGCTGAAGCTGCCTTGTTACCAAATTTCATCTTGTACGCTGCTAAAGCTGCACTTTCTGAAGGCGCATCAGGGTACATTTCATTAGCTTTTTGTTTTAAGAAGTTAGTAAACGCATCTCTCGCAGGTTGAGCGCGTTCTCGACTAAGAACATTGTTCTGCACTTCATCAAGCACTTCGATTGGCGTTAACGGTTCTGTCTTAACAAAATCTTGTATAAGATCTTGAACAGGTGTGTATGTTGCTGCACCAGAAGCTGCTGTAGACGGCACCACTGCATTCTGTATTCTTGAACCTTCAGGCCTCATAGCATACAAAGGCTGACCTGCCATTGCAGCAAGAATATCAGCAGATGTTCCGCCTCTAGCCATGATGTCTTGAACGACAGGATCCAAGCTCTTTTCAAACTGCATGCCAGCTTGTGTAACATTGCGCTCTGCTTGTCCGAATCTCGCACCAATTGTAGGCTGACCAGTGATTGGGTCGATCTTTTGCATACCAGATTGCGCATTAGCAAAATCGGTCGGAATATCTCGTACTTGTCTACCTATACGAGTAGCTTCAGCTCCCATCACTCGCACATCGTTCGGCGTCAAAGCTGGTCGACCTGTTTGTAAGTGGCCAAGATAAGCAGGCACATCTGCCATCAAAGGCGAAATTGCATTGGCAAAAGCTTGCGTTACAGGAGTTTGCGGAGCGTTTTGCTCCATAAACTGTTTAGCAACTTTCTCAGCATAATCAGGCGCTTTTCCTGAAGTATAAGTTCCGGGCGGCGAAGTAAGCAAGCTTTCGCCAACGCCTTTTGCTGCAGCGACTAAAGGAACTGTAAACATTCCAGCAGTTTCCTTCATAGACTTCATCATCATTAGAGGATTGAAGTTCGTGGCTAATGAAGTAAAGTTCCCTGCCGCAGCTTCCAAAGGGTTCGCTGCTGGTGGAGTTTGTGCCGGAGGAATTGGTTTATCGTAACCGGAAATCTGTGAAGCTAGAGGCGGAGGAGCTACAAATCTCTCCATTTGCTGAGGTGTAAGCCTGTTGCTTTTCGTCAGCTCTAAATTCATTTGATCTAAACTTGGAGCACCATCATCGCCGATAACGTTACCAAGTGCATCGTAAATTGCTGCCATTTGCGCACCTTTATTTAGACTGCGTAAGGGTTCACTCGTTTCGGTCTATCTTCTTCATACGAGTCGTCTGCATCATACACTGGATCGATAACTATGAGCCCCGAATCACGCAAATATCTAAGAGCTTGTGAAGTCGAGTCGACTAGATCATCGTGCCGAACTTCAGGGAAAGCGCAGATCTGCTTAATCAATACTTCAGCCCAATCCCTAGCACAACCTTCATTGACTGAAGATTCCGGTATGTAAACTCTGCCCTTGTGAATGATCGGTGAAACGATGTTCAGTCGCATCATCTTGTCAGCATTTCCTGGGTTGTAGCTTCGAACCGGCAAGCCAGCTCGTTGTAGATCTTGAATTAAGCTGATGCCGGCCGACTTATCCTCGATAAGAATCAGATCAACCTTCTTACCGTGGCCAAACTCGTTCTCGTCACCGTAGATCGATGTAGCTTCTTCCACCACTTTTGGCCGAAGGTCTGGGTACTGCATGTATTCTTCCCAGCAATCGATCAGCATCACGGACATTGATTTGTCAGGGCTCGGTTTAAATACACCCCAAACTGTGCAAGCAGTCGGATCGTTCTTCGTTTTATCGCTAGTAGCACAGTCGTAAGACTGAAGTATGAATTCAAATCGAGGCAGCGGCTTTTCACTTGGCCACAGCTTAAACCAATTTCGTTTCACAATACCAGCCTCTTCAGGGTCGAGGATCTCAGCGTAAATCTCTTGGCGGCCTAACTTAGTGCCTTCATACTGAAGAATCTGTTGCTTAAACGTTGGCGCCAAGTTTTGCAAATTGTCAAACGTCGTTGCTGTTGTATACACAACGTCCTCACCATCTCGCTCAACAAGATCCATGATCAATGGCTTCGGCTTCGGTGTTGTTGTGCAGATAATCTTTGGGCTTTGGCCTAATCGCATGCCGAATTGCAGCATGTTCCAAGCTTCATCAAGATACTGCCAAGCTGCCAGCTCGTCGCACCACCCACCATGAAACTGTGGACCGCGAAAGCGATCAGGCTCTGATGCAGCAATACCTTTAATGATTGAGCCGTTCACCAAAGTAATCTCGTGCTGTGATTTATTGTAGTTGTCGACAAGTATCGAAGGGATAACTTTTATCAGCCCTGAATCGCCTTCGAAACAAACGTCTCGAACGTCGCCACTCGTTGGCGCCGATACTAGCCATCGCGTTTCAGGTTTCGTCCAAGCTTCCCACCACAACCACTCAGCTGCACAACGCGTTTTGCCAGCTCCTCGGCCGGCTAACAACAGCCAAATAGTCCACCACTTTCCTTTTGGTGTAACTTGATGCTTATTTGCTTGGTGAAGCAGCCACTTTGAGCGTGCTTGAGTTGCGGCTTGATACTGAGCCGAAGCCAAGTTCAAACTCGGTCCAGCTTTTAGCTTTTGCGCAAACTTATTTACTATTTCCGGATTCGGCGTCATCTTGCCTCATGCCAAGAAGCTCTTCCATCAGCTGTGTAGCAAAATCATGAACATGGTCAACCTGTATCGGCCCATCATTTCTGCCAGTAACTTCAACTTTATTATTTTCACGATATTTAGCAGGAAACCGAGCTGCTACTGATCTGCCCCACAGCGCAGTGTTAAGCCTGTTCCCTCCCGGAGATTCAATCATATGGCTCTTGGCAATCTTTTCAAACCACACCATCTCACGGTTCTTAGCTTCTTCTAAGGCCGTGAAAAAATCCGGATAATTTTCAGCCCAGTTGTTTAGTGTTTGCCAAGTTATACCCAACTCAACTGCAATTGCCTCTTTGCTGTTGCCATCAGCTCCGAGCTGAATCACTCGTTCGCAGTACGACGGATCGTATTTAGATGGGCGACCAACGGGATTTTTAGTTTCTTCAGTCATGTGCAGGATTCTATATCATGCCGACGAAAAGTGTAAAACACTATTGCATCTTTGTAGACTGGAAGGCTGGCAACTAATGACTTTCCACTCAAAGTTACAAATTACAATATTACAAACCCCCAGAAAGACTATATACGATGCGTTACATATACTCTTCTTATATTTATTTAGTTTCTTAAAGTAATATTGTAATATTGTAATATTGAATAAAAAACATAATGCTGACAACAACTTATCAAGAAAACTTAGTGTAATTTTCGTGTTACTTTGCATGTAATATTACCTAGCTTTGTTCAATTTCACCACGGACAGCCATTTCAGTCTCACTTACAAGACTGCTTAAGGCTCCATGCTTGTTCAAATCCCTATCTACAGCCTTGAGATTTGTAATTTTGACCACTATGTAGCGGTTAGTTTTGCCGCCTGAATTGATCGGTCTTGATTCAATATCTGCATAGTTTAGCAAAGCTTTCTTAATATACTGACTTCTCGGCCGAGAATCATGGCCCCACTTCTCACATAGAATTTCCATTTGAGCCGGCGTAAATGCTGCATATCCGTTCAAGTGCTCAGTAATCCAGTCAGCCAGCTCCTTGGCAAAAGCTTCCAGCGGACTTCTTCCGGCTTGAATAGCAACCTGCTTGTACTTGGTATCTGGCGCTGGTTTTGCAGGATCAAAGCTGCTAATATCCCTGTTGTAGTACCAATTAAGAACTTTGCCAAAACCTTGATCACTTCTTGCCCACTGCATCAGCGCAACTACCTTTGGGTGTGTTTCCAAATTAGTTAAGCTTGCCGGCTTGTAAATAGCTTCCCTTCTAGCATTGTTGCCCATCTTGGTAATGTATGGCTTGTTAGAAGTAAATATAAAGTTCATATAATTCTCAATGTTGTATTGAGCGCCATACTTATTGTTGATAGCTATTTCCTTGCCGGTGATCATGCTCTTTAGCTGAGCGGAATGATCTTCACGGTCACTACTTGGCTCATTGATCACAATTAAAATCTTATTCTTAAAAATTCCATTGAAGTTGCCAAACAGCTCATCAGGGCCGATGATGATAGCTGGCCCCTGATCACCAAGCCCAAGCATCTCGGCAATAAACTCAGCAGCTGCTGACTTGCCAATTCCCTCGACATTTGATACAAATTGCGGTGTGGTGTTATTCCGGCGCCAAGGATATTGCACAACATTAGCAACCCAGTCATGCCAATAATCAGCAAATGACGGCTCATCTCTAAAAAAGTACTTGCAAAACTCTACATAAAGCTCTACATCACCGACAATCGGTTCATGCAACCAACTGCCAAGATAATTGTAGCAGCCATCTGGTGTAACCTTCAAACCCTGATACTGCGGAAATACGCCAACGCGCCGAATATCACATCTTTTGCGCCACTTTTTGTATTCCTCGATCAGTGTAATTTCTCTTGTAGATACTTTTGGCGGCTGGTTGCCTCTTCCCGGAACTGTAACAGTCTG